AAGACCTGCGGCCGGCAAATCGATATCAGCCGGAGTGGGGGCTTCCAGATTCTCACTGAACGTGACGAGCATCACATGCCCAAGAATTCCTACTACTGCTCGCAGAACTGTTTGCTGGCTCGCAACATGCCCAGCCACGCCCGCCAGACCCCACGCGAGAAGCGGGAGAATCAGGCATAGATGTTTTCACTCGACAGAGCCGAAGCGTTTCTTACCCGCTTGCCTATTCGGGACAAGCTCAGCCAGCGGCTCATTCCATTTGCCTTCAATCCCAGCCAGCGTAAAGTCCACACTGCTCTCCAAAAGCAACACACTGCCAACCGTCCCATGCGAGCGGTAGTTCTCAAAGCCCGTCGTCAGGGCATCTCGACCTATACCGATGCACTATTGGCAGTCCACGCAGCGGGCAAGTCCGGGGTGAATTCCCTGATTGTGACCCACGACTTTAAGAGCTCCAAGGAACTCTATAAGACACCCAAAGCGTTAGTCGCAGAAGCTCTCCCCGGCCAGAAGACCCTCAAGTCAGTACTCAACCTTCCAGGCATGACCCAGCACAAGATCACTTTCCCACATAAGGAAGGCGACAGCTATCTCTCTATTGCCACGGCTGGCAACGTGGAAGGTGGCCGAGGCATGTCCCTGACTGACCTACACTGTTCGGAAGCTGCCTTCTACCCGGGCTCGGGCACCTTTGCCGCCCTACTCCCCACCGTGCCTCGCTCCAGTGACACCATCATCGTGATCGAAACTACTGCCAACGGCCGCACCGGAGTAGGTGAAGTCTTCTACGAGTTCTGGAATGCCTCGGTCCGGGGCGACACCGACTTCACACCTATCTTCCTGTCGTGGCTGATCGATCCCACCTGCGTGGACTACGACCATCCTGTCCCGGACGCTCCCAAAGACGATGACGAACGCCTGCTGATGATTGAAGGCATTAACATTGATGGCAAGCTGGTAAAAGCCACGCCTCAGCAAATTGCCTGGCGACGGATGACGATTGACTCTCCGGCCTGCCGAGGCTACGTAGAAATCTTTGACCAGGAATTTCCCGTTACCCCGGACGTGGCGTTTATCTCTACCGGTGAGCCGGCATTTACCCGGGAAGAAATGGCCATGGCCAGAAACTCCATCTTGCCTTATAAGAGAGTCGAGATTGCCGGAGAATTAAGCTCGGGCACCAGCTCCAGTCATATCTATTGCAAGCCCAACGACGTAAGCCCGGTATTCCAGTGGGAACCACCTATCAAGGATCATCGCTACTATTTTGGAGTAGATGCTGCCCGGGGAAAAGATGAAGGAGATTTCGCGGCCATCGTTGGCATTGACGGGGAAACAGGGAACCAAGTATTGCGCTACGCACAGCGTGTGGACCCTGAATATCTCGCCCGACTCTGCCACTATATCGGCCACTATTATAACCGAGGGATGCTCTGCATTGAGCTCACAGGGAACCTTGGTCTCTGGTGCCAGATGCGACTTAGGGACTATTTTCATTACCCTAACCTATACAAATGGCGTGGCACACGTGACGACAAAGTTTCTCCCGGACAAGCCAGCGGCAAACGCGGAGGCACCTACGGCTGGGAAACTACCTATAGATCAAGAGAAAGACTCCTGATCACTTTCCGTGAATCCATCGTCCATCGCATGTGTACCGTCAGAGACGAAGAGATTGTTCGTCAGATGGATGTAGCTACCCGGAAAGACAGCTGGGAACGCTGGGAGATTGCCTTTGGCCACGATGACGTTCTTATGGCTTTCATGCTGGCCAATATTGCAAGATCAGAATGGCATCCCCGGAAAGTTGAGGGAGCCACTTCTTCTCTCTCCACTGACTCGGACTACGATTCCCGGGCTCTGCAGAAACTCAATCCTCAGCCCAGCTTTGAGCACCTGGGATCAGTCACTGCCGAAGTCTTCAAACAAGTAACCCGTGACAAGGATCGCTACGACCGGGAAGAAGAAGCCCGCAAGAGAGGATGGCGATAACGTGATAATGAATGCATTCCCTCGCACCCAGGGAGCACTCTCCCGGGAATCCTATCTCACCCTGTTACTTTTGGCACTGGTCGACCAGGCAGGTGGCGAACTGCGAATCTCCGCACAATCTTTGGAGAAATTGGACAGTGGTGGTAAAGTGCTGATTGACTGGGATGTACCCAATCAGCAGGCAGTCATTCGCTCCGGTTCACCGTCACTCGTAGTCGCAGAAGTCAGAGGCCAGGGATGGACATCGACAACCCCGATAGCCCAACCATCCGCATCCCCCGATCCAAGCAAGCATCGGGTGATGACCGAGGAACAGATTCTGGCCAAGATGGCCGAACGAGTCCGCTCCGAGAACTTGAAGACCTGGCGGGAACAGGGCGCAGCAGCGGTAGCCGGGATGCCACCTCCGGACGAACCTCGGCAGTGAGTCCGCAGATTGTCCTGACTGGCATCTTCACCGAATTCTCCGAACGCCGCAAGCAAGATAAAGTTTCTGCTTGGATGTTTCTGCAGACTGCATTAGCCGAGAACGCGGGTATCCTGTGCCCCCATGCGGTATCCCTCAAAGATTTAATCGCTGCGGAAGCCAACATTGAAGAAATGCTTAAAGGCCAGCAAGGCGATGCCGGGGAATCTCCCACGGAGTATCTGGAGAAATTCCTCAACACTCCCCAGGTGACCCAATGAGCACCTCGGCCGTCATGACGGGTCCCAGCTGGAGCCGGGTAGGCAATCCTAGTGGGAGTGATGAACGCCCCACTATCATCCAGCAGATTGACTTGCTCCAGCGTATTGCTAAAGACGCCAAGCGTGATCTTCTGGGCCCCGACTGGTTCCGCAACGTAAAGGATTTTTATTCGCTCGATGCTGCCCAGGGCACCGGCCCAGTAGTCTTCCGTCCCCGAGTCGATATCCCGCAACTGCAAATGTTTATGCTGTCGGAGACAGCCGAACTCTCCGACAACACTCCCGTCATTTATCTCACCGGAGAAGACGGCACACGGGACACCAAGCGGGAGTCTATCTTCCGGGGTATCTGGAAGCAGGAATGGTATTCCCTTTCCATCATGATGGGCCAGTTATGGGCAAACTTTGGAGGCACGGGAATACTCGCGGCCGGCATTGATCCCTTTGCCTACAACGGCCGAGGCTCAGTCTGGCTGGATGCTATTGATCCGGAAGACTTCGATCCGGACCCAACTTCCACTGACGATAACTGGGAATACGTAGTCTATACCCGGCCTATGACGATTGATGCGGTCCGTCGTCGTTGGCCAGACACGGGCTTCCGGGTTCCCACACGTCCTTCGGCTCGTCAACCTGTGGGAGGCGGCACACCTTCCATGCAAATGCCATTCGGCCCAATGACTTCTATGGGCGGAGGCGCACCCGCATCCCGAGGCGTACCTTCTTCCGGTTTAGTTAACGTCCGATTCTGCTACACCCTCGACCCTACGCCAGAAAAAGTGAAAGAAGCAGCCGGCTCAAAATCCGCTGACAACTTTCTCTCTGCGTCGAAATTCAAGTTGAGGTTCCCCAATGGCAGACTCACAATCGACGGGGACGGAACTATACTCTACGACGGCGACAATCCAACTCCCCATCGCAAGTTCCCATTTATCCCCTACTGGGGGCTTCCTAAACTGGAGGGATTTTGGGCTCCTCCTCCAATCCGCTACACACGCACTTTACAAGAGTTTGCCGAGCGTTCGCTCACGCAAGCTTTTGAGAATGCGTATCGCTGTAACAATGGAATATGGCTATTGCCCGACGGTAGTGGTCTCGACGCCGATAAATTTGGTGGACTACCTGGAGAAATCCAAGTTGTCAACATGAACCACGGCGAACCCAAGTTCGTCTCCCCCAATGCTTTCCCCTCCAGTTATCTGGAGTACATCAAATACGCAATGGCCACGCAAGCGGAGTTGCAAGGCTATTCGGGAGCACGCGGGGGCCAACCAGGTGCGGGCAATCTTTCGGTGGAACTTTACGAATCAGCCATTGAAGAGTCTTCAAAGCTTACGAAACTCCGTGCCCGTCTCTCTGCTCGTTCTACTCAGAAGACTGCTGAGCTAGTGTTTTATTTGCTAGCCAAATTCTTTGGCGAGCGTAGAGGATTGAAATTCCCCACCATGGAAGAAGGCAGCTTCAACATGAGTGAGTGGGAGCCCATCTCGGATTATTCCAGCTGGAACATTATGGTTGATCCGGGCTCGTTGGAAGTAATGAGTGCCAAGAATCTGAGGAAGACCGCACTGGCATTGAATCAGGCTGGGAAGATTGATACCGAAACCATGCTGACCACTCTGGGCTGGCCAGGAGCCAAAGAGATTGCCGAGAAGGCAGACGCTGAAGCTGCGTTACGTGTTCTTACGGCTATCAAGAAAGGGCGCACGGTGAAATGAGTACTACTGTCACTCACCAACTTTCGAATGCGGCTACTCCACCGTGGATCATTGATCCCTGTGCTCGCTGGGTAACCGTAAAAGAGTTTGCTGCACTCTATCGCCGCTCTGTACGTCGAATACAAGAGATGTGCCGCGACGGAGACATCACCGTATTCCAGGTAGCCACTTACCAAGACCCCACCGGCCGTTGGTGGATTCGCATCCCAGAATAATTACCAAAGTTCAAGCGCGACGAACGCGATCTCCGCGCAGGTAATCCCCTTCTATATACATTCCCTGCTAGGTTATCCCCTGAGATGGTCGTGCGCGGCAACAAGGTAGAAATCCTGCGACAGGGAATTGATTACGAAGATTGGCGGCTAGGCATCCAGCTTGCAATCAACGGACAAGTGGCGACCATGTTTGATCTCCACAAATCCAAGATTCAGGAAACGGGTGACGGCACACCAGAGTATGAAGAGCTGCTATTCACATCAGCTCATTCTCTACTCAATCAATTCGGTCCTTCCCGTCCAGGAGTGCCGCCTGCGTCACCTCGGTAATGCTCTCGCCCGCAAGGGCTTTGATTTGAGCGCCACGTATGTGACGCAGAAAGGAGGCCTCTATGGCTCGTAAGCGTGGACGGAAGAAAAGCCACAAGCGCTAGTTAATCCGGCAGTTCCCTGTGGGACGGCTGGCTAGGGGCTGGCCGTCTCTTAACTTACTCACCGGAGGGACTGATGAAAGACCCAAGAATGAAGGGCGTAGAAAGCTCTCAGCCCGGATTCAAGAAACTGAAAGCTGGAGCTTCTCGCAAGTCGGAGCGGCGCTCGACTCGCAAGGGCCACAAGCGCGGCTCCAGATACTAGCTATGGCACGCAATGGACAACGCGAAACGCTTCCCCAGAATACCGGGAATCCCACCCGGGATACCACAGCAGACAAGTGGCGTAATTCCATTTTGGTGGGACCGCAGACTGCCGGCATTCCTACCGTGCACAACAATGATGAATGGGCCAGGGATTCTGACGCCTTGGGATCAAACGATGACATGGTGCCCAAGCTTCCCTACGACCGTACCGGTGGGGCAGTGGAGTATAACCGTTCGCAAAGGAGAAAGTAATGGTTGACAAGCTGGGCAACACTTTCAAGAACACTGCCTTGGTCTCGCCCTTGAATGCCGATCCGGGCAAGGCTGATCCTGGTCCAGCGATCATGAATAATCCGCTGATCAAGCCCAATGACCAGATGGGCTTTCTGGATGAACCCACCAAGGTGGGAACCAAAAAGGGCACCAAGTAAGTGTCGAGCTCTCCCCTATCAGCGATGTTGTTGCCAGCCCTGATGGCCAAGATTGGTGGCGGAGGCGGTGCTTCGCCTGGTGGTATGCCATCTTCCGCTCCCGGGTCTCCCGGTGGAGGCGTGAATCCAGAAGCCATTGGGGCAGCGGTCTCGCAGGAATACTCTCAGCTGCAGAATGTTGATCCTGGCAAGATTGTGGCTGATCTTCAGAAACACAAGCAGGCGATTTCGGCTCTCTTTCCCGTAGCCGTGAATCGGGTAGCTGACGCAGCCAAGGGCATCTCCCAGGCAGTGACTGGATTGAACTCAGCCATCAAGGCTTTTGAGAAGGCCCAGGAAACGTTGAAGAACGTGCATCCTCCCTTGGGTATATCGTCAGCGCAACAACAACCGACTTCCGGTGCCAC